ACTAAAGGAACACTCATGCCTTATAAAAACCCCAAAGACCGCGCTTCCTACGCAAAGTACGAACAGCAACCAGAGATTATTAAAAAACGTTCAGAACGCAACAAAGCCCGAGCCCTGCTAATGAAAGAAGGAAAAGTACATAAAGGAGATGGAAAAGATGTCGACCACAACACGCCCCTATCTAAAGGCGGAAAAACTACTCTCGGGAACTTACGAGTCAAATCAGCAAGCGCGAATAGAAGTTTTGCGCGCAAGTCCGACCATAGTATTAAATAGCGCGCCCAATCGTTGGCCCGAGGTACAGACAAACTGTATAGAGATTAAGGAGCACGAGGCGTTTAACACGCCCATCAACACGCTTCTTGATCTCTGGCTAACACGTTTCGGTAATGAGTGGATTGACTTAGAGGATATAGAGAAGGACGAATTCTTTTCTATTGCTTACAAAAGACTCAAACAAATGGGGGAACTAGAGCAACACTATCTAACCGATAGAGCAAGATACGTATGTAGAAAACCGGAATAAATAAAGGAGAAGCAAATGAAAATGAAAGAAACGTATAACCCCGCGCAGGGAATGACAGAAAAAGAACTGCAAGAAGCCATGCAGACTTTTAACAACCATCTCGCGCAAACACAAGTAAAACCTAAAGCGCGTATGCAATCAGCGCCACAGAAAAAAGCAATCAACCCAAACACGCACGAAGCGTGGTCAATACCTTTGTCGCAACTTGTTAATTTGTGGCAAGCAAAGCATGGTGACAAGTGGGTTGATGTGTCAGATTTAGATGATGACTTTTGGCCCGAAGCATCTGCGCGTTTGCATATGAACAACAAGATGGAAGCGTACGACAGAGACAGCACACCTTGGGCTCGGCTGAAGGAAGATGCGTAATGGAAATCATTGAAGACAAGGCGTTGCTGTTACGCACACGCAATCCGCACAAGTTCAACGTCATACCCAAGCACAAAGTTGTTGGTGAAGAGAACGGTATCTATGAGTTCGCTGTGTACTGGGGGCTTGATGAGGTGCGCGTATTAAAGAACCTTGGTGTGAAGAATGTGCCCTCGCCTATCACTAGGCGCTACACATGGGCAGGGCGTTACAAGCCTATGGCGCATCAGATCGAGACGTCTGCTTTCCTCACAATGAATCGCAGAGCGTTCTGCTTCAATGACCCCGGCACTGGGAAAACTTTATCTGCGCTGTGGGCGGCAGACTACTTAATGAATCGTGGCGATGTTCGTCGTGTGCTTATCCTGTGTCCGCTATCAATCATGCACAGCGCGTGGATGGGAGACATTGGTAACAGCGTCATACATCGTTCAGCAGTTGTGGCGCATCACGCGCAGTCATCACGTCGCATTGAAATGATTCAGCAAAAGTACGAGATCGTTATCGCCAACTATGACGGCTTGAACTTGATTGCAAACGAGATCAACAACGATGGGCGCTTTGACTTAGTGATAGTCGATGAAGCCAACGCATACAAGAACCCAAGCACACGCAGATGGAAAGCACTAGCGTCAATCATCAAGCCTGAGACATACCTGTGGATGATGACGGGCACTCCTGCATCGCAGTCACCAGTTGATGCGTATGGTCTTGCACGCTTAGTTAATCCGAATGGTGTGCCTAAGTTTCAAACTGCATGGCGCGACAAGGTCATGAACAAGATCACTATGTTTAAGTGGGCACCAAAGCCAGATGCAAGAGAGAAAGTGTTCATGGCACTTCAGCCCGCAATACGCTACACAAAAGCACAATGTCTTGACTTACCCCCTGTGATCACGGTGACGCGTGAGGTGCCTATGACACCGCAACAAAACAAGTACTACCGACTGCTTAAAGAGCAAATGCTTGCACAAGCGGCGGGTGAAACGATCAGCGCAGTCAACGCGGGTGTGGTAGTCAGCAAGCTGTTGCAGATCAGTTGTGGTGCCGCGTACACAGACGATAGGGAGGTTGTTGAGTTTGATGCCGCGCCAAGACTAAATGTGCTCTGCGAGATACTGGAGGAGACATCGAGGAAAGTGATTATTTTTGCTTTGTTCCGCTCAAGCATTGAAACCATTGTCACGCACCTAACCAAGCAAGGCTATGGCGTAGGGCAGATTCACGGCGACGTAACTGCTACCAAGCGCGGACAAATCATCAACGACTTTCAGACTACTGACAACATACGCGTACTGGTGTTGCAACCACAAGCAACGGCACACGGGATTACCCTAACTGCCGCTGACACAGTTGTGTTCTTCGGTCCGTTGATGAGCGTTGAGCAGTATGTGCAGTGCATAGCACGCGCCGATCGCAAAGGTCAAGATTCCGACAAAGTTACTGTGGTACACATTGAGTCAAGCCCGATAGAGAGAAAACTATTTAAGGCGATGAACACAAAAGTTAACGACAGTATTCTTTTGACTGACATGTTTGCAGAAGAACTGCGAGGTTAAAAATATTTTTAAAGAAAGGAGTTGCATTGGACAAAACTGTGTGTATGATGTCAAACACTAGACAAATAATAGGAGAAGCAAAATGACTGATATTGATGATGAAGTCGAGGCACCGCCCTCGCTCGATGCGGAGGAAATCGCCTCTGTACCGATGGATAAGTTAGCCAAGGTCTATCGCAAGATGGCTACTAAGATTCAGCAGTTGACCCGAGAGTACGAGACAGAAGTTGAAGTCATTAAGGCGCAACAAGATGTCGTAAAGATCGCACTCAAAGATCAGATGTTGAAACTAGGTGTGAAGTCTGTTCGCACAGACCAAGGCACAGTAGTCTTGTCCACAGTGACAAACTACAACACACAAGACTGGGACTCGTTCAAGGAGTTCATGAAGCAGTACGACGCGCTTGACTTAGTTCAACAACGCATATCGCAACTCAACATGAAACGCTTCTTGGAAGAGAACCCCGGAGTTGTACCCCCCGGCCTTAACTCGATGACCGAGTATGGCATTTCAGTTCGTAAACCAACCAAGTAATTTTAGGAGAAAAAACAATGAGCAATGTTGCTGTATTTAACCCGTCCCAAGCCCCCGCGTTCGCAAAGAATCGCGGTCAGTTGTCTGCCGTAGCCAGAGCCCTAGCGGGTGGCGGTGCTGGCGCTGGTAGTAAGCGTATCTCTATCAAGGGTGGTGTGTTCCGCTTAGTCGCTGGTGGCAAAGAAGTTGCCGCGATTGAAGAACGCTACCTCGACGTGGTGGTTGTGAACGCCGCCCCCAAAGTAAGCCGTGTGTGGTACGCAAAAGCGTACGACGGCTCAAGCGCTATTGCGCCCGACTGCTGGTCACAAGATGGTGATAAGCCTGCCGCTGATGCAGAGAACCCACAAGCATCTACCTGTGCTGCGTGCGAAAAGAACGTCGCTGGCTCTGGTCAGGGTAATAGCCGTGCTTGCCGTTACCAACAACGTCTTGCTGTAGTGTTGGCTAACGATATGGATGGAGACATTCTCCAGTTGACCGCCCCTGCCACATCTGTGTTTGGTAAGGAAGACGGAGACAATCGCCCACTTCAGGCGTACGCTCGTTGGTTGACTGCGCAGAACATTGACCCAAGCGAGGTCATCACCCGTATGCGTTTTGACACCAAGTCAGAGTCACCCAAGTTGTTCTTCAAGACCATGCGTTGGTTGACTGAGGACGAGAACGAAGTTTGCCAAGCCAAAGGTGCCACACCCGAAGCCAAGAGCGCTATCACAATGACTGTCGCAAAGATGGACAAGGTAGCCGCTCCTGTTGAGGAAGAAGCCCCAGCCCCTGCGCCAAAGGCAAAGAAAAAAGCTGATCCAGTGGAGGAAAGCGACGAAGAGCCAGTTGTTCGTAAGGAAGAGAAGAAGCCAAACGCTGTACCCGCCAAGAAAAGCAACCTCGCCGCTATGGTTGATGATTGGGACGAGAACGAGTAATGGCTTACTCACCACAAATCATAGACACCGTTAAGAAAGCGCCTAAGACTTTGGGAAACCAACTTGGGCGTTGGGCGGTACACCTTGATTTCCCCGTGACTAAGATTGCTATGGCTACTGGTGCATCGCGCCAGTCAGTCTACAACTGGTTTGCGGGGGGTGAGGTCTTCGTGGCGTACCGACCTGTTGTCGAGTCGCTTCTTTCTATTTTAAAAACGTCGCCGAACGCCGACGTGGCTTGGAGAATTACATGCAAAACCTTCGACCTGACACCCTGACTGACAATGAGCTACTGCGCTACGCGCTACTGGAAAACCCTAAAGGTCTGTCGGAGTCTTGGGGCAACGTGTTGCTACAACGCATGGCAGTCTTGGTAGACCAGAACCATACGCTTCTCAGT